AACTAATAAAATTTCAAAAGAAAAGAAAATAATAAAAGTGAAAAATATAAAAGAGAGTCCAGAAGGGACAAAGTTTTGTTAATATACCCGTGTAGTGTGGGTGATAAGTACTGAATAAAACCAAAAACTAAAAATTTACTTAGACCTAATACTTATCAATATAGAGTAAATTTTTATTTAAACCTAAAATTTATGGAAGTAAGTTTAATAATGGAGTAATAAATTTAAAACTTAAAACTAACTTAGAATTAATACTTAGAATAACTAGTAAAAGAAAGTCAGGGAATTAAGTGCGGTCAACATTCACCAAAGGAGGAACGCCAACCAAATACATCAGGGAAAAATCATCACCAGCCGCACGATAAAATTGTGCATTTGTCAATTCAGTGGAAGCAGAAGCAGTAAAACCACCAAGTGCACGCGAAGACATTGTTACAATAGCTGGTGGTATGTGACCTTTCAAAACGTTAGAGATTTCAACCGGGCGTTCTGCATTCGTGTAAAGTGTCGCAGGAGAAATATGTGAAACATTATAATATGGAACTTCAAATTCAACTAAACCCTCGATGTTCGATGCTACTGCGATATTTGAATTGCCCATATTTACCATTGGATTTGTCAGTGCTGTTGTTACTTGCACAGGGACTCCTCCAGCAGTAAACCGGGCAACCAGTGAATTAAAAGTATCTTGCAAACTATTAATTAAACCAATGTTCCAAATATTACTTGAGGCTCTTGGAGTACTTGTGGGGGCTTCACTGCCGTCCGAATTGAAAGCAGCAGCCTTTATACGCATAGATCCACGCCAAAAAGCATATAAGAAATAGTAGTATTCTAATTGTGTTATTGTTTTACTAGAAGTTACGTCTGCAACAGGTTCTTGAAATGAAAATGGTGCTATTACTATTGCAGGGTTGAGATCTGATAAAGTTAAATTGAAGAAAGAGCCAAACCTCTTAATCAGCTGACGAATAGACATAATTTTCTCACCAATGCAATGGGCTTCAGGTGACCAGTTGGAATCAATCTTGTGTGTATCTATTGACATAGGATGCACGCCATGCTGAGCTAAATTTCGTGGTATAGCTTCATCTTCACCCATAACTTGCGCAAAAATTCTATCAACTTCATCTACATCCCGCTTACCTCGCGGCGCTGTTTCATTAATTTCATTACTATATTCTTGTTCATGTTGCTTCCTAGCAATCCTAGAATCCGTAGCTGTAAATTCACCACTATATGGTACATAAGTTGGGCAAGTAGGAGCAGCAAAAGTTAAATCGGGTCCACCAGAAACTTCAACAATGGCATCTATAGATTGGTAAACATTATTTGCAGCAACTAATTGATTCAAGACTTCGACACGTACAATACCTGTAACTGCATTATACATGAGAGCGTTATCTGTATCAAGCCACTCTGATTCAGGCCGAATTGAAAACATCCATGGTCGTGACGAAACATAGGGTACTGTAAATGATACTTCTGTCGAAGTTCGTAAATCAACAATAATTTTCTGCGTTCTTGAAACATCTGGTTCACCTGTTGAAATTGTACTATTGAAATAAAATGGAATGAAACTAATTCTCAATCTACCTGAATGAAACTGTGTTTTTACAAACTTAAAGGTGTACACAATAGAACCACGCCAATATCCAAAAGAATTAGCAACATAACCCATGTGAGTACACCTAAATCTATCAGTAACTGTGCTTGAATATGGCTTTACTTTAAACGGTGTCACATAATTATCCCACAAAGTAGTACTAGTGACATCTGTAGTGGACCATGTAAATCTATCCCAAAAATTTGGAATCGACAAAACATGGGATAAATCCATTTCATCTGCTGAAGTTCCAGCAAGACCAGATTTGGTTTCCAATTCATTCTGAGCTGATAATGCCAATTTATGTGAAGTGTCTGCACCATCAAAATTAGCCATTCTATTCTGACCTCGTAATTTAGTTTCACATGGTAAACTTTGTGTTGTGGGTTTGGAAAAGCCTAACATTTTGAAAATATTTGAGGCTTGTGCTGAAATCCAAGCGGGTCGAGTAAACATATTTCCGAGGATGGGAATTTTGGACATGGTGTTAAGGCCTTCAGAAACTTTTCCTATACCACTACTAATTGTCCCATGTTCCTTCATCTCTTTAATCTCTGATGCTACTTGGGCGAAAATCTTATCTGGTTGTTTTGCATATGCTTTTGAGCTCCAAAGATTTCTCATGTCACGTTCAGTAAATTTGCCTCCACTTATTTGTTGTCCAATACTGGCAAAATTGGGAGCACTACCAGTAAACACATTTGCACCAGTTGGATATTGTACATCCACATCCTCAAGATGTGCCCATACAGTATATTCAACTGAACCAGTGCCTGTCACCTGGTCTCTTAATTGACTATATACCACAAGATATATAGCACCAAAGGAACCTTGGCCCGTTATAAGATTATAATATACATGTGGTGATACGTATGGTATGCGCATTTCAATTTCTGTACCAACGCTCAGATCAAGATCTGTACGAGGACAACCCGATCTCCCTTGGAGAGTGGCATTGACCAAAGCAACACGATTAGGCATATACTGAGCGTAAGGGTAATATTGGAGCATCAATCGTCCTTGTTGGAATGGCTGAGAGTTCACTTGCACCTTTATTACTAAAGTGGCACGCAAACCAACAAAACCACGCAACTTCTCTTGATACATGGAATTTGCAATTAAAACTTCTGGAAAATTTGCTGTGTATAATTGGGTTTCTGTATCATCAGTAGAAGACCATAAGCCAGTAGAAATAATTATTGGTCGAGAAAGAAAGTCTTTGATAGTGTGGATTCGTTCTTCACGAACTGTCATTGACAGATAATCAGTTGAAAGGTTGACGATATCAGGGACAGCAGTAGTCGCGGGGGTAACTCCTTCACTAGAAAAGTGTACAATTTCTCTCTGTTCTGTTGTAATTGCTCTATCTTCATTTTCAATTTGTTTGTTAGTATCTTGAAATGTAGCAGGTAAATTTCTTTGATAATATGACTACCTAACCTATATTATCGCATAGAGGGTACCCTGGATATTGTGGGGCTGCCACTAGGCATCCTGGGCGGTAAAATTAAATAATTAACCTAGTTATTAAAATAGCACTACTTTCTTTTTAGCTTAACCTCTAAAATTTATATAAGAAAGCAAGATCACATTTTAACCTTAAAAATCATAAGTTTCATCTGCCAGATATTCAATATCGTGCAAATATTGTTCATATGTAAGAATTTGTGGAATAGCCGGTAAATCATCAATTAGTCGCATAATGCCGTTTCGCAATTTATTATATTCATCGCGTCCATGGTAAACTATTTCTCGAAAAGCTGTCTCAATGTTCGACATAAGGATAACATCTGGATCAATTGTATTTCGCGTCCAATTCAACATCTCGTAAATTACTTCTATCTTCAGTGGAGCTACAGTACGCTGTAATTCTGGGCTAAACCGGAAACCACGCTTAAGAAAGAAAGTTTCTTCCAATAAACGTGATTTCACGATATTTCCTGATTTTGCTTCATCCGTGTACTCATGTTTCATTTCTTTCATGATTTCGCTTATAGTTTCTTGATTGAATATATCAATAACTTCCTCTGAAATATTTAGTTCATTATCATCTCCATAAGCAATCATTGCAACAAATTTTCTGAACCATTTCATCGACATCCATCGGGGATTACTTTTCTTCATGATTCTGATCCAAGCAACACGCATAATGCTGGAATTATATAAACAGTTAATTATTACGGTAAAAGGATTTCCAGATGGCTGTGAATGAGTCCACATGTAAACGTTATCTCCAAATATGTGAACTGAATGTACGAGGTGAGTCCAAAGACCCAAACAAATTTTCAAAATATCTACGCCTTCAGAAGTTGATAAGTCGTTGAATTGTTGGAGCCAAGGTACAAAAATTTCCCAGAAAATTGCCCATAATATTTGAGCAACCAGCGAACCATCAAAGTTTCCAAAATCACCTGCAATAACATGCTTACCCTTCGATTTTAATCTTTTTGCTATACGTTCCCAATCTATTGAATACGGATTTGTTCCAACAGCAACTTCGTTGTCAATGCGATTATGCATAAGCCATGCAGCAAAAGGCAAGAAATATTTTCTGAAGGCTACAACAAAATGTTGTGGGCCTGCAGAAAATACTCTTGTCTTTCCAGCATCGACTTTAGCATTGTCACGTCGCTCATCTTTCAATGTGTCAATAAACAAAACATTAGATATCTTTCCATTTCGACAATCCTCTATTAACTCTTCAACATCTGCTCGTAATTGTTTTGCGGCCATACTTTCGAAATCATATTTTTCTTCTTTTCCCATCCATTTTGTTTTCCCAGGAAAACCCTTAGATTGCAAATTGTATGGGAAACCTGGTGAGGTCTTGCGAGCGACACCATTCATCATATCATCACTTTCAACTCCAGCTACGGCTTCCTCATACGTTAAAATCCGTTGATATTGTTTCTTGTCTAGCATCGAATTATATTGTGTTAGGACTACTTGGGAAACGTCTTGTACAGCTGAAGTGACTTCATCCTCTGCCAAAACTGCTGTTTCAACGCCGCATTTTTTAAGCCCTTTCATCAATGGATCATGCAGAACGCCATTGATTCTAGTCGGTTTTAAAAGTGCAGGGCGCATGAATGGTTCAGATAATTTTCCGTGTATACGAGAGGGCAGAATTGAGGTTTTCACAGCTTGACCCACTTTCTTATCTGATTTTCCCAGAGGACAGAAAAGTCCCTCAGGCACCTCCGGCTCAGAAAGTGTGTCAACGCATTTTGGAGTTTCAAAGTAGAATTGAACACTGATGTTTCTAAAATCTTTACCTAACATCTTCTCACAAGCATCATCAATGACTTCTTGAGTAAGAGGGCAAGCATAACCATATGATTCGTTTGTTCCAGCGATATGTATGCCAATCAACTTGCGTTCCATTCTGTGATTATAAAGACCAATAATGGAACCGCAATCTCCAACTTGGGTCGGTGCGTTATATTCATAACAATCGCGTTGTGTATAAGATTGTTCTTTATAATCATATCCATCATTTTCAGGCAGATAAATTGTAATTGGTTTATCAAGTGGTCTAATTTGTTGCAACCATTGATATGTTCTATATAGTTCATTCCCA